AAGATTCTGAACCACTTACGCACAACCAAGGGTATCACCGTGCGTGAGGCTATGATTGAATATCACATCAGCAGTCTGACCAAGCGCATCCATGAGTTGCGAGGCTTGGGGTATGACATCCTGTCTACATCAAAGCGCCACCCTGTAACAGGGCAGAGATACGTGCGCTACACCTTGGAGGAAGAGGCATGAAGTATAACGTTTGCATATACAATCATGAGAGTGTTCTGATTGCCAATCATTCGTGTAGGAAATTTAGCGAGGCCCAGCGCACAGCAGATAAGTATAATTCAATGCAGGGTGTCTATGCAGAGGTGCATGAGAATGTTTGTTATAGCTAAAGTTTTGATTGCTATATACTTGATCGGCTTAGTCTTTTGTATATGGTGGTCGTGGATAACATACGGAACGGAGGATTAAAGACATGACTAAATACAACGTGGAGAACCTAGCCAACATCCATCAGTATCACAATGAGTTAGCTCAAGAGATAGATGATGCGGATTGGATGGGTACATATGAAGACACAACCCATCTGCGTAAAGAACTGGAACACGTGAAGGAGTGCATGGATAATGGTGAAGTATATTACCCGCTTTTTTAGCGAGGCGCTGCGCCTACTGTTTAGCGTCTACATATTAGCACCCTTTATATTTATCTTCCTGTTGTTTATAGGTGTGCTGTGACACACCAAGAGGAGAAAGAGGATGGACCGTTTGATGATGCTACTCACTGGGTTGGCAACTTACCTAAAGAGAGTACTGATAACCCTGAGCATACTACTGAACGTGATAATGGGAGGGAGCATGAACCAGACGTTCAGCGCAAGGAACTACCAGCGAAAGAGGGACAAGAAGACAAACCTAGTTAAGCAGATTGACTTTGTGCTAGGCTCAGGTCACTGCATGGAGTGCTGGGTTAAATGGAGGACAACAAAGTGATGACTAAACGTAAGCTACCCATGCCAAGCAAGACAGCCAAGGTGCGAGACATAGTAGACTTCTATCTGCACAGCGACAACTACTTGCGTCTGTCAGGTAAGTCACAGAAAGAGTATGCCACCCATCTAGAGAAAGCTTTGTGTACTACAGTAGAAGGCAAAGCGCTGGGCGATTACAAGGCACGTACCCTTAAGGCTAGACACACTAACCTAGCCTACCAAGAGTGGCTCAAGACAGGGACACACACAGCCAACTACCGCAAGGCTACCCTGTCTGCTGCATGGAGGTACTGCATGAGGCTCGACATCATGGAGACAGATCCAGTAGCACTGATCAAGACTGTAGCTACCAAGCCACGCAAGGTTAAGTGGACACGTGATCAAGTCTCCCAGTTCATGACTACCGCATACTCAGACTTCAAGTGGCGTAGCATTGGGTTGATCGTACACATGGCATACGAGTGGGCGCAGCGTGTAGGTGATATGCGCACCCTGACGTGGGATGAGATAGACTTAGATGCCCAGCGCCTTGACCTGACACAGAGTAAGCGTGGTGCTGATGTACACCTGCCTATCTCAGACAGTCTGACAGCTATGCTACAGCAGCAGAAGGAAGACTTCGGGTTCCAACCCTACGTAGCACCCAAGCCTCTACCTACAACAGGGGCTTACGTGCCGTACACAGTGGACAGCATTGATGATGCTATCAACGAAGTGAAGCAAGAGGCGGGACTACCTAAGCGTCTGACTGCTATGGACCTACGACGTACTGCTATCACAGAGATGATTGAGGGTGGTGCAGACCTAGCACACATCATGCAAGTCAGTGGACATCGTAGCCCAGAAAGTGTAAGACCATACATGGTAAACACGTTCAGCGGTGCAAGTATGGCACTAGCTAAGAGAGGTAAGAGTTAATGCAAAGCATTAAGAGCTACGTGGATGGCATTGATATCAAAGAAGGAATGCAGTTCCGCACTAACTGCCCTAGCTGTGGTGGTAAGAACACCTTCACTGCCACGCGGGAGGATGGCGTGGTTGTGTACAACTGTTACAAGCTAGGCTGTATCGTGAGGGGTGCAGTCAACACAGGGATGACAGCCCAAGAGATACGCAACAAGTTACAACCACGTGATGAACTACCTGACCAAGAGGCTGAGCTAATGGTGTGGCCTGAGTATGTCGTACAGCCCAGCGCAGAGCATATGCTACATAAGAAGTTTGTGCAGCGGTGGGGCTTGGAGCATGAAGACTTGATGTATGATGTCAAAGACCGACGATCTGTGTTCCCTATACGACATGAGGGTAGGCTGATTGATGCTGCTGGCCGTGCATTAGATGGTGCTATACCTAAATGGTTCCGCTATACTGGCGCAGCTGATGTATATAAACGCACAATAGGTAAGTCCAATGGTGTCGTGCTTATTGTAGAGGATGTGATAAGCGCAGTGACAGCAGCCAAGTTGATACCAGGTTTGACGGGACTAGCTATCCTTGGTACCTCACTTAATGTTACAACAATGCAATACATTGATGGGTACTACAAGGTAGTGGTAGCCCTTGACCGAGACGCAGTGAGTAAGACATTGGAGTTCAAGCGTACTATACATGCTTGGACAGGTAAAGACACTCATGCACTACTACTTGGCGATGACATCAAGTACATGAATGAGGATGATATGAACAACCTAAAGAAAGCACTTATTAACGAGGTGGTATACTGATGAACAAAGAAAGATATTTACCAGAGAATTACAGGAAAGTTAATGTAAAGACCCAACCAACTAAGGTTGGGCAGGTGTTCTTCTTAGAGAGGGGTAATAGACCTGCAATAATAAACGCTAAAATAACAATGGCTCATGGTTTTTATGCCTCTGGTAGACCTAAAACCAAAACTAAATGGCATTATACATACCTAAAAAACAACGAATGGAACGCTTTTCGTGGCGGTTATTATGGTAAGACTCTTGAAGGAAAAGATATAATGGAAGCAGAGTACTTAGGAGATGCAGAATGATTGAAGCAACATACATTGACCACATGGGTTCAGACCTTTCCGTTGTCAACGCAGCACGGGTTAGCTTTGGTAAGAAGTCAGCAGACTCATCAAGTTCCAAAGGATGAAACATGGAAACTATAGAGATAATTCTTTTAGGATACGCTGTACTCATCGCTTACCTAGGGTGGGAACTCATGGAGTTCCAGCGGATACTGGAGCACCACAAGGACATCCTTCAAGAGATCATAGACAAACATAATCACTTAGCAGATGCTACAGCAGAGGTGCTTGAAGCACTTGAGAGTTTAGACAACGACCTAGCAGTCATAGAGGAGAAGGTGAATGATTGAGGCTACATACATTGATCACATGGGCAGTGACCTGTCAGTAGTTAACGCTGTTGCAAGGAAGACACACAGTATGAGAGCCGTGTAGTTGCCAATCAAATTAGTGAAATGATGGGCAAGCTATATCCTGTATCATGGGCTGCACTAATGGAGAGCACGGAGTGCGAGGACGCCTTCGGGCAGGACAGTCTAGAGGTCGGGGAAACTATGTGGGTCTTCAACGAAAAGGGTAAGGCACTTGTCGCTTCAATAAGCGGCCATAATGTGGAGGCTTCGGAATGAGTTGGTACGGTCGAATTGAGATATTCGTGGAGAAATTGTGATGGGCAGTAAGTGCAAAGACCAAGATAGAGCTATGGCTGAAGCACTACGCCTTGCGAAAGCTCACCTTGAGAAAATGGGCTATCGTTATGGGCTTAAAGATATCGGTGCAGCAGCACGGGAAATTATGGATGCCATGCAGGAGGAACAGAATGACTGACGGGAACACATACGCAATCAACAAGTACCTAGACGAGCGTGAAGACCATGACGCACTGCAAGAGGTCACGGCAGAGCTTGAGCAGGCAGAGGCACGAATTGAGGAGCTGGAGGCCATGCTGGCGAAGGCGGTGGAATTAAAAACCGTGAAGATACTTGTAACATCTGCTTACAAAGAAGGTTGGTGCGATGGCTCTGAGGGTATTGCGCTGAATGAAGCGTGGGAAAAATCACTGACGTGCTCAACCCTCGCAGAACTGAAAGGAGAGACAAATGAGTAAGTATGAAACAGACGACACCATGAAACAGGTAATTATCTACGGGTTAGATGAAACTCTGAATGAACACCATGATTATACGGAGCAAGAGGTTAAAAGCCTCTTGACTAAAATGGGTGTCAAGGCACGTAGCAGGGGCTACAAGGACGTTACTTATTCCTTTGAATCTACTATGGAGCCGTATGAAGACTACCTAGGCTCACCTATGCTACGGATCAAAGGTTGGACACCTAAGACAAAAGAAGACCTCAAGGTGCAGGCGGATATGGATGAACAGAAAGACCTTGCAAAACAGCTTGGTTGTACTTTTTATGAGGCTGGGCAGGTCATTGCTTTGAGACGTAAGGGGGTTATTGACTGATGAGTGACTACAAACAAACACGAGACGCAGCGGGTATGGTCACATCACGATTTGATAAGATGCTACGCAACCTAACCGATGAATACGAAGATGAAATGGTTGTTGTGTCTTTGATGAGGTACTATGACCTATGCCTAGACAATAATGATGATAGCATTCTTGAGGCCATTGAGAGAGTGCTTGAGGACTTCATGTGTACAGCAGACTATAGTGATTGGCTGCTTACACGGAAAGGATAAACAGATGGGAGCTGAAGTAAAATACTACGTAGAGGTAGAGACTGTGCAGTCCGAATGGCGGGTGAGCTACGGTGTAACCCGCAGGGACGCCCTTGAGAACGTAGAGCTAAGCTTTGATGAGAAGGCAACAGGAGAGGTTGCTACCCCAGAGGAATTGAAAGGAGAGATTGATGCCTGACATTACAATGTGTGACAGCAACACCTGCCCCCTAGCTAAGACTTGCTATCGTAACGAGAAGAGTGGCACAAAGCCCTCTGAGTATAGACAGGCGTACTACTTTGGTCTTGCGGAAGAGGGCGACCAGTGTAAACAATACTGGCCTATCAAGGGGGTGACAAAATGACCAAAGCTGAACAGAACCTAATAGATGAAGCCCTGAAGGTATGCCCTGACGTATCTGTAGTTCAAGATAGTCTGGTAGAACGTCCCGTAGGGCACAGCAAAGGAGAAACAGAATGAATGAACAGACAATAACAATATCAACCGAAGAGTATGAAAGCCTGTTGAGAGATATGAAATGGTTGGACTGTTTAGAGTCAGCAGGTGTTGACAACTGGCATGGTATTGACTATGCGTATGATCTTATGAGAGAACTTGAGGATGAAGCAGAATGAAGTTTGATTACATCGAACCAGAAGAAGAGACACGTGAGTGTGTAGCCTATATGACACACATGGACTGCGAACCAGATAAGCCCATCCTGTGCATCCACAATACAGACTACACTAACCCTAGTGGCCTACAGGCTTCACTATGGATGTACTATGATGGTGAAACTCAGCTGGGGAAATGGGAACCTGAGCTAGCCACTAAGAAGTTCTACAAGGGTGATACAGTAAGTATCACTTTCTGATCAGGAAAGGAATACCAACACATGACACAGATTAAAGCAACATACGTAGACCACATGGGTTCAGACCTTTCAGTAGTCAACGCAGCACGGGTTAGCTTTGGTAAGAAAGCTGACTGGGAATACCAAGACAGTCAGACCATGCGTCTTGCGGAACGTGACACTAAGCTGATCCGCTACCTAGCTAAGCATAAGCACATCAGTCCCTTCGGTCACGCCTTTGCGTCCTTCCATGTCAAGGCCCCCATCTTTGTGGCACGTCAGCTGGTCAAGCATAAGTTCCTTCGTTGGAACGAGATCAGTCGTCGTTACGTGAGTGATAGCCCTGAGTTCTATACCCCAGCCCTAAGATGGGCGGCTAAGGACAAGAAGCAGGGTAGTGCTGATTTGATTGGTGACAGCACACAAGTTGATGATACGTTGCGAACAGCACACGTCCAAGCTAGGTCGAATTATAACATGCTGCTACGTTCTGGTGTCTGCGAAGAGCAAGCCCGTATGGTACTGCCACAGAATACAATGACTGAGTGGTACTGGTCAGGTTCACTGGACGCCTTTGCTGACATGTGCCGCTTACGTTGTGCCAGTGACACACAAGTAGAAAGCCAACACGTTGCATGGGCTATTCACTACAAGATGGAAGAACTATTCCCTGTATCTTGGGAGGCCTTGACCGATGAGTAACATCTGGCGGATCTGGGCTAAGTCTCTAGGTGAGAAGGTCGGTGAGACTGACACGCAAGCTAACACAGTGGCAGCTATCAGAACATTCTGGTGGCTAGCCCACATGACTGCGTGTTTCATGATCATTGTACATAACGGCGCAAAGTTAGGATGGTGGCTATAATGTTTACAGTAGAGATGAACACAAGTAACGGAGAAAGTGTTACTATCATATCGCTTGACAGCACGGGTCAGTATGATGATGTTAAGCTTGAGATGTTTGATGATACTGTCTTTATAACACAGCAAGACGATCACAACATGGGTCACACCATTATCATAGGCCCCCAGCAATGGTACGATCTTTTAATGGCGATGCAAGCAACAGAAGGTGCATACTATGTCGAAACTAGCGACAGCATAGTATAGCTAAGAGGAAAGAGGAGACACACATCATGATGGAAATCGCATTGATCCGTACACTTATGGACAAAGACTTCTATGAGAACCACAAGGGTATCCGTTGCCCTTCTAAGATATTCACTAAGGATGTACGTAAGATCAAGCAGACTTTGGATTATGCTATGGATACGTATGACAAATCCTTAGCACCCTCTGAACTAGAGGCGCTGTTCTATGCTAACAACAACAGCATGACTACAGCTAACAAGGAAGCGTTCCGTGATCTCTTCCGTAAGATCGGCAGGGAGAATCCTCTCAGCAAAGAGATCGCTGATGACGTACTGTCTAAGCTGTTCCAACAGGTAGTTGGTGAAGAGATTGCTAACCTTGGCTTTGATTATGTGAACGGTACACAGCAGAGCCTTGAGCCTTTGCGTAAGCTACTGTCTGACTATCAGGATGACTTCATGCCTAACCTCAAGGTTGACTGGGATGACATCAGCATTGAGACCCTGCTTGAAGCGAATGACATTCAGTCACAGTGGAAGTGGAACATATCATCTCTACGCCGTAAGGTAGAAGGTATCAGTGGTGGACACTTGGTAGTTGTAGGCGCACGGCCTAACACAGGTAAGACATCCTTCCATGCCAGCACTATCGCTGCACCTGATGGGTTCGCACATCAAGGGGCTAAGTGCATGATCCTCTGTAATGAGGAAAGCTATGAGCGTGTAGGCGCACGTTACCTGAGTGCAGCTACAAGCATGAGCATGGATGAGGTGAAGGCTAACATGCCTGTTGCAGCCCTCCGCTACCAGCCTGTCAAGGAGAACATCTTTATCAAGGACAGCACAGGTAAGGATATGTCATGGGTCGAGGCTATCGTCAAAGCATACGAGCCTGACATTGTAGTACTGGACATGGGTGACAAGTTCGCTAGCAAGACAAGTGATAAGTCAGACGTGTACCTCAAGGAAGCTGCTATCCATGCACGTAACATCGCTAAGCAATACGGGTGTGCTATCATCTGGATGTCTCAGCTTAGTGCTGTAGCCGAGGGTAAGGTAAACGTTGATCAGTCAATGCTTGAGGGTAGTAAGACAGGCAAGGCTGCTGAGGCTGACCTGATGGTACTGATCAGTAAGAATCAAGTAGTTGAGGGGCAGGGCGATGAAGAGGATGCCCAGCGCCACTTGAACATCGCTAAGAATAAGCTTAAGGGCGGATGGCATGGCGTTGTACACTGCGATCTTGATGGTGCACGTAGTCAGTACTTAGCATAGGAGAAGACATGCGACTTGTACTAGACGTAGAGAACACGACAGTTAAGCGTGGCGGTAAGATGCTACTGGACCCTTTCGAGCCAGGTCTAGAGCTTGTGCAGGTAGGTACACAGAACGTGGACAACCCTGACGAGACACACATCTACACGCTCAACCATAAGGAGAAGCAGGATGTCGGAGGCGTACAAGCTAAGCAGATACAGATACTACTGGATCACACTACACTACTGATTATGCACAATGCACAGCATGACTTGATGTGGTTGTGGGAGTCAGGCTTCAAGTATGACGGTGAGATATACGATACGATGCTTGCTGAGTACATACTGTTGCGTGGACAAAAGGAACCGCTGAGCATGGATGCATGTGCTGAGCGCAGACAACTGGAGTTTCAGAAAGATGACACACTCAAGCGGTACTTCAAAGAAGGGTACAACACTAACGAGATACCTCTCGAAGAGCTTAGCTTTTACCTACGCCGTGACTTAGACGTGACACGTGAGTTGTTCCTCTCTATTGAGGCGGACTATGCAGAGCCTGAGTCAGCTAGCTTACACAAGGTGCGGGAGGTTACGTTCAACACCTGTAAGACTTTGACACGTATGTATATGTCAGGCATCTGTGTAGACAGGAATGCTTTGCATCAGGTACGCAAGCAGTTCGAGCAAGAGAAGGTAGAGATTGAGGAGCGCTTGGCTCGTAAGACACGTGAGCTTATGGGTGACACACCTATCAACCTCAACTCACCTGAGCAGGTATCACAGGTAGTGTTCTCACGCCGTATACTAAACAAGAAAGAGTGGGCTGCACTGTTCGAGTATGTTGATACACAAGAGGAGTTCAAGGCTGCTGTTGAGGCTAACAGCGGTATAATCAAACGTACCAAGGCATTCACTTGTCCTACCTGTAAGGGTGAAGGCAAGACGTACAAGCTTAAGAAGGATGGTACACGCTACGCACGACCTAACAAATGCAAGGACTGTGATGCACGGGGGTATCAACTCAAAGAGACAAACCATGTGGCTGGCCTATGCTTTACTGCACCCAGTAAGAAGTGGGTAAGTGCTAATGGTTTCTCTACAAGCAAAGACAATCTCGACGTACTCATGGCGACTGCTAAGAGTAAGAACATGGATAGTGCGGTGGACTTCTTGGGTGACCTGAAGCGTTTGTCTGCTATCTCTAGCTACCTGTCCAGCTTTGTGGATGGCATTGATGTATACACTAAGCCTGATGACTTCCTACATGTCAGTCTTACCCAACACATCACAGCTACGGGTCGCTTCAGTGGGCGTAATCCTAACATGCAAAACATGCCAAGAGGTGGCACCTTCCCCGTGAAGAAAGTGTTTGTATCGCGCTGGGCTGGCGGTCAGATCATGGAGGCGGACTTTGCACAGCTAGAGTTCCGTGCTGCTGCATTCCTTAGCCAAGATGCTATAGCTATGGAAGAGATCAGCACAGGGTTTGACGTACACAGCTACACAGCGAAGGTTATCTCTGATGCGGGTGAGCCTACGTCACGACAGGAAGCTAAGGCACACACCTTCGCACCTCTCTTCGGGGCTACAGGGTATGGTAGGAGCAAGGCTGTAGCTGCATACTACGAACACTTTACGGAGAAGTACGAAGGCGTAGCCAAGTGGCACAAGGAGTTAGGCAATGAGGCTATGCGGTTCATGAAGATCACTAACGTGTCAGGGCGACAGTATGCTTTCCCTGATGTAACACGGCGCAGTAACGGTAGTGTCACACACTTCACGATGATCAAGAACTACCCAGTGCAGGGCTTTGCTACGGGTGATGTTGTACCTGTAGTGTTGATAGAACTAGAGAAGAACCTAGAGGATCTGCAGTCTTGCGTAGTCAACTCTGTACATGACTCAGTTGTGATTGACGTACATCCTGATGAGACAGAGCAAGTCATCCAGACAATCAGGGACATGAACACAGGACTAAACAAGCTGGTAGAGGATGCGTATGGCGTTACCATGAACGTACCTCTTCTACTCGAAGCAGGGCTAGGGCCTAACTGGCTAGAACAAACAGACGTGACCTAATATCTTCTTGACAGAAGGTAGGGTCCTGAGTATAACTAACCATCTTTGACTCAAATAAACGGAGTAAGTAAATGAGCAATGACTTAGCGACTATGGATGCTTTGGGTATGTCTTTGGCGGAGGCTATTGGCATATCGGCATCAGCAGGTGAAACAAAGACAGCTTCACTGCCACGCATTAACCTGACACACAACGCTATCATGGGTACTATGGATGTAGGCGGCAAGTCCATTAAGACTGAGGTAGTCCCTGCTGGTGCATATAAGATTACACTGGGTGAAGACAACGAAGTTTACACGGTTAACCCCTCTGTGCGTATCTTTGCTGTGCGTCAGCAGTGGAGCAAGTGGGACTCTGAGGCTAACCAGATGCTCAAGACTGTCATGTCTACGGACTTGAAGGGTGACCTCAAGGACAACATGGGTACGTTCAACCTGGGTCGTCCATCAGGGTACATCGAAGACTGGGATGCAGTACCGCAGAAGACTAAGGATCTGATCCGTAGCATTAAGCGTAAGAAGGTTGTCTTCGGTATGCTGACTGCATCTGATGTAACAGATGCTAATGGTAATGCAGTAGATGCTATCACTGATCCTATGCCCTTCGTGTACGAAGTGTCTCCGTCTAGCATTAAGGCGTTGGATCAAGCCATGGCTTCACTGACACGCAAGAACATCCTGGCTATTCAGTACACGTTCACGCTTGGTGCAGAAGAGGGTACACTACCTAACGGTAACACCTATGCTATCATGACACTGGGTGCAGGTGACAAGGTAGACATCACTCCCGAAGATCAAGGTAAGTTGAAAGACTTCATGGAGTACATTGAGTACCAGAACTCTTACATCCTAAACATGTGGGAAGAGAAGAACCAAGCAGGTATCTCTAGCGAGGACGCTGATGTAGTATCATCATTCGTCAACGTAGAAGAGGCAGACTGATATGAATCACCCCGCTGAACTAGCTGTCTATGACTTCTTAGCACGTGCGACTAAGGGTGAGACAGACATGGCCGAAGGCATCCGTAAGCAAGTCGCTGCGGATGTCGAGGCAGCACTAGAGAAACAGTTCAGCAGCGGTCCACGTGATGAGTTTAGACTACGGATGTCCAACATTGGGCGTCCAACTTGTCAGTTGTGGTTTGATAAGAACAAACCTGAAGGCAAAGCACCCTTTC